AAGCACAAGGAATAGAATTATCAAAAGCAACAATAAATAATATATCAAGACCTTCTCAATATCAAGGAGCCTATTTCTCAGCAGGTGTGGATAATCCATATCATATGCCTACAAATGATGGACATGAAGATATTAGTTGGTTACTTTAAAAAATAAAATATGGCAGACGTTAGTGTATTTTCACGATTAAAACGATTATTCTCAAGTGATGTCGTTATTCGTAATAATGGAGGAGATCAATTAAAAGTAGTTGATACTGATCATATCCAAACAAGTGGTGAGTATAAAACAAATTCCTTAGTTGATAGATATAGCAGAATATATTCTGCTAACGCAACCTCACTTTATGGTCAACAGTTAAATGTTAATTACCAATATTTAAGAGCCCAATTATACTCAGATTATGATGTAATGGATACAGATGCTATTATAGCCTCAGCTTTAGATATTATATCAGATGAATGTACTTTAAAAAATGAAATGGGTGAAATTCTTCAAATTCGTAGTTCAGATGAAGATGTTCAAAAGATTTTATATAATTTATTTTATGATGTATTAAACATAGAATTTAATTTATGGTCTTGGGCTCGCCAAATGTGTAAGTATGGTGATTTCTTTTTAAAATTAGAAATTGCCGAAAAATTTGGTGTATATAATGTTATACCATATACTGCTTATCATATCATGAGACAAGAAAATTATGATAAAGATAATCCATCATCAGTTAGATTTAGATTTAGTCCAGATGGTTATGTTGGTGGTACTGGTCAATATGCTGTCCCAAATCAAAATTTTAAAGAAGAAAATGGAATATATTTTGATAATTACGAAATGGCTCATTTTAGATTACTAACAGATGTTAATTATTTACCTTATGGTAGATCATATCTAGAACCAGCTCGTAAATTATTTAAACAATATATATTAATGGAAGACGCAATGTTAATTCATAGAATTGCTCGCGCTCCAGAAAAACGTGTATTTTATATTAATGTTGGTGCTATTCCTCCTAATGAAGTAGAAAATTTCATGAAGAAAACTGTTAGCACAATGAAAAAAACACCGTTTATTGATCCACAAACTGGTGAATATAATTTAAAATATAACATGCAAAATATGTTAGAAGATTTTTATATTCCGGTTCGAGGTAATGATCAAACAACTAAAATAGATACAACTAAAGGTTTAGATTATAATGGTATTGAAGACGTAGTTTATTTAAGAGATAAATTATTTGCTGCTCTTAAAGTACCTAAAGCATTTATGGGTTATGAAAAAGATTTAACTGGTAAAGCAACATTAGCAGCTGAAGATATTCGTTTCGCTCGTACAATTGATAGAATTCAACGTATTTTATTGTCTGAATTATATAAAATAGCTTTAGTACATTTATATACTCAAGGATATAGAGGTGATACATTAACTAATTTTGAAATTTCATTAACAACTCCTTCAATCATTTATGATCAGGAACGTATTATGTTAATGAAAGAAAAAGTAGATCTAGCTAAAAATATAATGGATGCCCAACTATTACCTTCAGATTGGATTTATCATCATATATTTCATCTTAGTGAAGATCAATTTGATGAGTATAGAGATCTACTTATTCAAGATGCTAAACGTAAGTTTAGATTAGGTCAAATTACTGAAGAAGGAAATGATCCACTTGAAACAGGTAAATCATATGGAACACCACATGACTTAGCGACATTATATGGAAAAGGTAGACTAGTCTCAGACCCAGGTAATGTGCCTACTGGATATAGTGATGATGTTAAATTAGGAAGACCTGAAGAAAAAGTAAGTACTATTAATACTCAAAATAATCCATTAGGTAGAGATAGATTAGGTAAAACAGCTATGAAAAAAGATGATGATATGGCTGGTCAATCTAAACAATTAAATGAAAATGCTCAAACCACTTATTTAAAAAATAAACAACTATTAAATGAGATGGAAAAAAAGATAGTTTTCCAAACAGATAAAATAAAAGAATCATTACTTGATGAAACTCAATTGCGAGATTAAATAATCCTTATATATTTATAACAAAAATAACAATTTAGATGCTTATCAAACATTCAAAATTTAAGAATACAGGTATTCTTTTTGAATTATTAGTTAGACAAATAACCGCTGATACGTTATCAGGAAAAAACTCAGAAGCTACAAATATTCTTAAAAAATATTTTAGTAAAACTGAATTAGGTCGTGAATATAAATTATATGATAGTTTACTTAAACGTACTAATTTAACTGAGGGTAAAGCCGAATTAATAATTAATACTGTCCTAGAAAGTTCTAAGCATTTAAATAGATCAGCTCTTAAGAGACAAAAATATAATCTAATTAATGAGATCAAAAAATATTATAGTTTAGAAGATTTTTTTAAAACTAAATTACCTCACTATAAAGCACAAGCTGCTATTTATACATTAATTGAGGGATATAACGGAGATAAAAAACCGTCTCATGAGCAAACTATAAATAATAAATTATCTTTATTAGAGCATTTAACATCAAAAGTAGTTAAAGTTAAAGAACAAAATGATGTTATTAATGAATTTTCTGCGTATGATAAAGATACACGTATATTAACATATAAAATTTTATTAGATAAATTTAACGATAAGTACGCAGATTTTAGTAATGAAAAGAAATCGATTCTTAAAGAGTTTATTAATAGTGTTGATAACACAAATAAACTTAAAGAATTTTATAATAGTAAAATAAATTTATTTAAAAAAGATCTTGTTAAGTTAAATTCTAAAACAAGAGATGAGGTTACTAAAATTAAAATTAATGAGGTAACTAATTTATTAACTGAGTTAGGTAAAAATGATAAAGTTAATAATGATAATATAGTTAACCTATTACAGTATTGTGACTTAATAGAAGAACTTAAAAAAGTAAATGGCAAGTAAATCGAATTTAGATAAACTTAAAGAAATAGCACTTAAAAAATTAAAAGAAATGAGTGCTACTGGAGGCGGTGCTAATGGAGCTCATTTCACACCTGGTGAAGGAGCTAATTATGCTACTCCATTTGCTTTTAATCCAAATAAAAAAGCTAAAGGTGCTAAAAACATATATTATTATAAATTAGGTTGGAAACCAGTTGATGCTGAAAAACTTCATAAAGCTTCTAAAGCTATAGATCATAAAGATTTATGGAAAAAGAAATTAAAAGAAGGTGAAACAACCGATGCTTATATAAATGGTCTTAATTTAGATAATCCTTCATTAAAACAATTTATCACAAATCGTATTAGTGATTTTGATAAAATAGAAGATAAATTAAACACGTTATTACCTTTATTAAAACAAGCTAAAGAAAAAACTATGGAGTACTATAAAATGTCTCCTGATTTTAGAGTTCAGTACGGTACTGACATAGCTTCTGATTACTTAGACGATATTATTAAATTATTTAGAGATAAAAAATAATGAAAACACTTCAAGAACATTACAACGCCATTAAGACTGGCCAAGGAAATAAAGCTCAATTCGTAAAACAAGCTAGAAGTTTGTTTCCTGAATATTTCAATCAATACACAAATTATGATAATGCTATATCAGTATTAAAATCTAAACAAATTATTAGTGAAGCAGCTGGTGGTGTTGTTGGAAAAGGATTTGACATTTATGATTGGAAGAAAATTTTAGCTGAAGAAACTAAAGCAGTAGAAAAAGAAACATCTAAAGAAGTATTAGATGATCAAAAGAATGCTTACAATAATTCAGATATGAAAAATGCTGATAACATTAATTTCAATGAAATCATGAAAGGATTTTATACTGAAATGAAAGATCCAGCAAATACTGATAAAACAGGTGATGAATTAAAAGCTATGGTTGTTAAAAACTTAGCTAAAGATTGTTTATATTATACTAAAAATGGTGAATTTGGAACTAAAGGTATAGGATATACAACTGAAGCTCCTGGTTTAGGTACACCTAAAGAACCAAAAGGTAAACATAAATCAAGTGGATATGGTGATTTAAAAGAAAATAAAGAAAAAAGAAAATTATCATTAAAACAAGTTGATGGAAAAGATAAAAAAGGATTAGCTCTTTATAAAAATACTGAAGATCAAGATGATTTATATTATTATGATGGAAAAGTATTATATTCTGTTGTTGATGGAGATAAAAAAGGACCTTCTGTTAGAATGAGTTTATATAATATAACCGGATTACAAGAAAATACAGACGAAGCATTATATCAAGGTCCATCAGTAAAAATAGGTGCAGGTGGTGGTTTAGGTGGAAAACGTTTTATTCCTAATGTAACTGCTTTATCAAGAGATGCTGTTGATGCTATTAATGCTAAAGGAGCTAGACGTTTAAATTGGGAAAAACCACATATTAAAATAGTAAAAAGTGGTGATGGAGTTAAATTATTAATTTCTAAACTATTAGTAGATACAATTGTTGGTTCACAAAGAGGACGCTCAAAATTAAGTTTATCAGTTTCTAAAATGGGAACAGGTATTACACCAGAAGAAATGAGTGAATTATCAGGTGAATTTAAAAAATTAGTTAAGGTATTAAGCGCTAGTGGTAAATTATCACAAAATGGTGATTATTTTTTATTAGATATTCCTACTAAATATAATGAAAAGCGCAATCAATTCGAAATGCCTTTACCAGCTGCAGTAGCAGAATCAGAAGAAATGACTGAAGGTGAGCAAAAACTTCGCTCATTAATTCGTAATATTATTAATGAAGAATTAAATAAATAATATGAAATCCTTATTAATAGAAACTCGCCCATTTAGTGTATCACCAGTAGCACTTACTGAAGGTAAAAGTGTTAATGGTAATCCAATTGTTGAAGGTATTTTAGCTACCTGTGAGGTAAAAAATGGAAATGGAAGATACTATGCTAAAGACTTATGGGAAAGAGAAATTGATAAGTATATGACATTAGTTAAAGAAAGAAGAGCATGTGGTGAATTAGATCATCCTGACTCTCAAGTAATTAACTTAAAAAATGTATCACATAACATAGGAAATATTTGGTGGGATGGAGATAACATTATGGGTAAAATCGAAATTTTACCTACTCCATCAGGTAATATCTTAAAAGCATTAATCGGATCAGGTATTAAAGTAGGTGTATCATCTCGTGGAATGGGAAGTCTAAAACAAGTAGGTGAAATGTTAGAAGTACAAGATGATTTTGAATTATTATGTTGGGATTTTGTTAGTACACCTTCAAACCCAGGTTCATTTATGTCTCCATTACATGAAGGTATGTCTTCACCAATTAATCCATATAGTAAAATTAATTCCATAGTAACAGAAATTTTATGTGCTAATGGATCTTGTCCAATATTTTAACCACTCTTAAAATAGTATTTTAAGATTGATGCCTCCCTAAAAAGGAGGCATTTCTTTTGCGATTTTGAATAAATACGCATATACGTATACATGAATATGCCCATTGATGAGGCATTACTATAATATAACTTATTACGCTTCGAAACTTTTTCATATTAAGCGTATTTCCAACAAAAACAAATTTAAGGAAAAAATGGCAACAAACAGAGATTTGCTTAAAGAAGCAATCGCGGATGCTAAAGCTGTTAAAGAAACCGCTATCGCAAACGCAAAAGCTGCTCTCGAGGAAGCATTTACTCCGTATCTCAAAGAAAAATTATCTGCAAAATTAGCAGAAATGGAAGATGATGAGAACGAGTCAATGTATGAGACAGAAGAAAAAATGGATGAAGTGAAAATGGAAGACGAGGCTATGGAAATGGAAGAAATTTCTTTAGACGAACTTTTAGCTGAACTTGAAGAAGAATCTGAAATGAAAGATGAAAATTACATGGAAGAAGAAGAACTTTATGAAGCTAAAGAAGAGGAAGAAGAAATGTCAATCGAAGACATGTCTGAAGACGACCTAAAATCATTCATCGAAGATGTTATTAAAGACATGGTATCAGCTGGAGAATTAGAAGCTGGACATGAAGGAATGGAAAATGAAGAAGGTGAAGAGGAAGAAGGTGAAGAAATGGAAGCTGGTGAAGAAGAAACTGAAATGGAAGCTGGTGAAGAAGAAGAAATTGATGAAGAAATCAATATCGATGAATTATTAGCTGAAATGGAAGGAGCAGACTTATCTGAAGAAAATTTAGATGAAGCAGTAGATTCTTTAGGTTTAACTGATCCTCAAATAATTACTGGACTTTCTGGTTTAGGTGCAGCTTTACTTGCTAAATTAGCTAGTTTAGCTAAAAAAGATAAAGAAGCAGCTAAAAAAGCAGTTGAGAAAGCAGTCTCAGGCGATTCAGAAACTAAAGAAATGGAAGAACAATTAGATGAACTTCGTAATGAATTAAATGAAGTTAATTTATTGAACGCTAAACTTCTTTACACTAACAAAATTTTCCGTAACAAGTCTTTAAATGAAACACAAAAGGTAAAGGTTTTAACGGCATTTGATAAAGCATCAACTAAGAAAGAAGTTGAACTTGTTTATGATACATTATTAGAAAGCTTAAAAGTATCAACTACTAAAGCTCCTATTAAAGAATCAATGGGCTCAGCATCTAAAGTATTAGGTGGTACTACATCAAAACCAATCATTGAAAATGACGCTTTCGCTCGTATGC